GCCTTTTCTTTCATACTTAAAGATAATATATTTATTTCAATTAAACAACCGTTTTTTATTTATTTTTCTCGATCTTTCGTTCTGACTTTGTAAGTAATCCTTTTCCGAATTGATTTACGCGTTCATTATATCTTTGTTTTACTCTTTCAGATATTCTTAAAGGAACTCCTTCGTCATCTATTCTAACGAAAGTAATATTAGTATGGGTTACGATTTCTTGATCTCCTGTATGTACATTATGCTTCCTGGCTTCTATATATAAAGTTACCGATGTATTGCCAAACTTAACTACACTACCGTAAAACTTAATAATATTTCCAACTCGTACGGGCTTCTTAAAGATAAGCTCTTCGATCTTAATAGTAACTATTCTTGAGGTATCACATATTTGAGCTGCGTATATTGCACCGCACTCATCTATTAAGCCCATCATTAATCCTCCAAACAAATTTCCATGTATCCCTATTTCAGATGCTTTACATATATATGAACTAATTAACTCCATGTTATTTATGTTTATGGTTGAAGAATCTTCTTATAATATAAGATCTTAATATTGATATTATGGTAAAGATTATTGTTACACTACCTAATTGAGTCCAAGTATATGTCATACCACATAACGAATATATGAATGGACTGAAAATTAAAGTAGTTAAGAATCCTACTGTTACGTTAGATATACTTTCAAGTATGCTGTGTTTTTTTGATTGCATTGTATTAATCTTTCTTTTTAGATGCTGATACGTATGTACCTATAAATCCGCCCAATACTGCAGGAATTAGTAAGGTATGGTCTTCTATATACCCAATTGCGGTAAAAGCCCCTGCTAGCATAATTAAAGCCCCTGCAACCGAGGCTTTTAATGCTTCGTGATTTGCCATAGCTTTAATATAGATGCCCCATACATAATCAACGAATATCATTGATAAAAATACTAATATATATTGGATCATGTTATTTTTTCTTTTTAGTTGCTACCTTCTTAGGCGCTTTTGGTTTTGGTAATGATTTATTTAAAAGAATAGCTTCTATCTCTGATTCGGTATAACCATATTTACTTACTATCTTAATGATAGCATCTATATTATTAATGCCCGTTAATAAATCTAAATACTCGTAAGCTTGAGACTTTGAACATTCATATTCAGCACTTATAACATCTATTAATACACTGCTATAAGCATTTTCATTCTTACCTTTAACCCAAGGACTATAATAAGACCGCTTTGGTAAAATATCATTAAAAAATGAATAAACTTCTTTAGGCTTTAGATCAGACGATATAGCATATCTTTGAAATTCATTTACTATCTCTAATAAATCAGGATGCATTGACAGAATCATGATTATCATAAATGGCTCTGTTGCTTTCTTTTCCGCATCGTTAAGATCAGACCATTTCCTTTCGGTTGAGGTCATGATCTTAACTAAGTCGAAAACAGATACTGGTTTAATTACTTCTTCTGACATTATTGAGGGAATATTTTAGGTATTGACCCACAAGCCGAACATCTATATGATTCCATTGGTATAAGTTCTTCTTTACCGGTAGGCGCAAGAACTGCAGATATTTTTTTAAAGATATATACAGGTAAGAAGGTATGATTGCCACACACTTCTCCATCTTCATATACTTCTTCACATTCTAAAGCAGGTTGTTTCAAGTAATCAATTTCAACTCCTCCTACGTTTGCTGTTGCTCCACTTTTGCCGAGCTGCGATAAATCCATTGCCATATAATTTTATTTTAATTAGTTTTGTCGTAATATTCAAAAACATCTGTAAGTTGATTCTCATCTTTAATTGAATGAGTCCACCAATCTCCGTTTATATCAAGTATTGTTTCTTCTTTATCTTTCCATCTATAATCAATTACATCAATATAAAATGTTTTTGGATAAAACGGAAAAGATTTTATGTTTTGGCAGCTTCTAATATTATTTCCATTTATATCAGTTACGCTTCCATTTCCGGTAAATCTACCACTAATGCTACCATCAAAGACAATTGCGTCAATAAAGTATGCTTGACCATTTTTACCATCTTTAAATACTCTGCTATCTCTGTTATTTTGATACATTGATTCACCGCCATTCATTACCGAAACATCATTCCATTCTTGATCTTCACCCGTTAAAGGGGCGATCGTCTCAAACATCATTAATTTTTTTACGGCTTGACTAATAGCAGATGATACAAATGGAGCAGATCCGCCGCTTTGGCCTGATTTTCCAAATGCTTCACATAAAGCAATTATTTCATTAGAAAATTCTATTATAACAGCACCGGGAGTTGTTTCTGCGAGTATCTCTAACTCTCTTTTTGCGTGACTTTGTAAATTTGCCATATAATTTTATTTTTTAATAGTTCCTATAAGAGCTGCGAACATCGCCGCAGCATTGATATCTTTATTAACTGAGAAAGTGTCTTTGTACTGATATTCTGCTATTATCATAATAACAGGGCCAATATGACCCGTCCCATAAACATCTATCTCATCATATAATATTCTAAATAAATCAGCAAAGTCTCTTATCTTAGAATCTGCGATTAATTGTCTTATTTTAGTAAAGCATTCTTTTGGACTGGTTTCATTCTTTAATATATCAATACATTGTAAAGTATATGCTTTTCTAGATGATATAGATTTATCAGGTGTTAGTTCTCCGTTTACTGAATGCTGTTGACATAAGTTAATTACCTTTCTGATATCTGGATATCCTTCATTAACAAAGTTTGCAACATCCTTAATATCAAAAGTAATATTTTCATTGTTCAATATCTTTACTACCCTTTCTGCCACTTCCTTTTTATTAGGAGGTATGATTTGAAAGGATTGACATCTACTTTGAATAGCAGGAATAATTCTGTCTAGGTAATTACAGGTTAAAATAAACCTAGCATGGCTACTAAATGTCTCCATTAAGTTACGCAATGCTGCTTGAGCTTGAATAGTAACATAATCTGCCTCGTCTAATATAACTACTTTAAACTTATTGAAACTAATCGTACTTACAAATGATTTTATTTTATCTCTAATAACATCAACTGAATTCTCATCAGATGCATTTATATAAAGCATTTCAAAATCAAAAGTGTTTGTAATTAATTTAGCGCAACTAGTTTTACCTGTACCTGGAGGTCCGCTTAAAAGAAGATGGGGCATATCCTCATTTTGAAGAAATACCCGAATCTTCTCTTTTATGTGTTCATTACCAATATAATCCTCCAAGGTAACTGGGCGATATTTCTCTACCCAGATATCATGTTCTTTATATACGTTAATTGCCATTCTTCTCAGAAATATCTGTTGTAAACATATAACGATACTTTTTGAACATTCTTTGCATCTTTAAACGATTCTTGTATTGAGCAAAGGTTTCGATTTCACTTCTTTCACTACTTAAAGCAGTAATATCAGTTACTAAACGATAATTAGAATCTAATGATTCATCTATAACCCAAGTCACGAACTTATAATGGTTTTTAGAACCTTGAATATATGTCGGGACGATTTGAGTCATACTCTTTGTAAAAGACTCTTGAAGTCTTTGAGTTTCTGAGATTGTTAATGTATTTATCATATTATTGGATGCTTAATTGTACTAAGTAATAAGTTGATTTAAAGTCTTTACCAGTAAAAGTAGCTCTTGCTAATCCTTGACCTGATACTTCAAAGATTCCTGCATCTGCTCCTTTATTCGAATTTAAAATTTCTTTAAAGATATTAGCAGAGAAACAAGTAGGAGTTAATTTTCCTTCTGATTCAGCATTTACGCTAAACTTGATTCTATTAGTATTTACTGTCGAATAATTAAGTAATACCTCTGAATTAGTCCCGTCTGACGTAACTGCGAAGTTTTCAGCTTCTGGCATACCATTCTTAGCTTTTAAGAATTTATCAGAGAATTCCTTTGTGATATCAATCTTAACATCAAAAGATGGAAGAGCTTTTATTTTAGGAACTGCTTTAATTACTGATAGATCTGATAACATATAAGTAATTGAAGTATTGCTATCACTAATGATTAAAGAAAATACCTTTTGATCTACTTTAACTAATTTGATTTCAATTTCGCTATCTAATACAGATAACATTTTTAATAATTGACTTGTAGTATATACTGCCAACTCTGCATCCTCAATATCTACAGAATCCAATACTACCTCTCCAATCACGTTTTGATTAGATGAAATAAAAGAACAAATCAATTGATTATCCTTTATAATTAACTTTACGCTGTCTGTATTACCAGCTAAGTGATATCTGTTGATAAGACTCACGATTCTTTCTTTTTGCATAACTTATTGTTTTTATTTTTATTAGAATGATTTAATTTTATAGTTCGAAGAAGTTATTCATAACCTCTTTGTGCTGGCTAGCAATCCACTGGCCACCGTAATTGATATAGATATTTCTATATTTTTCATAGATATGCATTGGATCATCTGACTCAAACATTTCATGAATGGATTGAAGTATTGAATATAAATCTTTAGGAATAACTTCTCCTAATAATTCAATATCCTTAGTACAGAAACTACTAATATCTAATAATCCTTTGTTAAATACTAACAGATTTTGTAATGTACCTCTATCATAATATTCCTGCTTGTAATCATTAATAATCTTCATATTCCAATTCTTTGTTATAGGAGTATGAAATAAAGTAGGCATTAAATCTTCTTCTCTATACTTAATATCTCTTGATACATGTATTTGATCCCATTTCTGAGCTGAGAAGTTAGGTCCTATAATCAAATCGCCAAACACCGGAAATTGTCCTGGTGAAGAGCTATCCGTCATTAATTGGATTCTACCGCCATAATGCTTATTTAAAAGAGCTTGATAAGTTCCTAGGATAAAGAAGTCTGATACCTTAGAAATACCCAACATATGAATAAATTCTACATTAGCTTTTTCAAACTCTCTATTTTTTAAGAATAATGCTATAGTATACATAAAATCGACTAATCTTCTGCTACCTCCAACACACCAACCATTAAAATCAAAGTCCTTTACGGTATCATACCATAAATTAAATTGACTTGGATTATTTCCTTGAAGAACATTTAAGAATCTTGTTTTACCGCTTTGTTTCTGAGCAAAGTATTTAAAATTATCATAACTGAAATCTAATGATTCTTGAAACTTACCTTCATAGCTCATACGAGGAGGTATATCTAAGTTAGCTGCTACATCTGAATTAGCTTCTAAGAATTGTAATATTTGATCACGAATATTAACGTCCCATTTAATAGCGCCTGATGCTATCTGGAATCCTCCCGAATCACCAAAGGTAAATGTTTCTTCTAATCCAAATCTTTGTCTAGCATCCATCTTTTTATAAAAATGACCTGCAGTTATTAAGAAGTAAGGATGTCTAAATTCTTCTGGGAAATCTTTCGAATAGAATCTAGATGTTAGTCCAGGTTCAATATCTCTATTTTTCTGAAGCGACGATGCCGTACCTCCTGCTGATAGCGAAGGAATAAATAGCGGCTTTCGATTTGGGTTGGGTGCAACCAAGTGTGATAAATCCATTTATTATTATTTAATTTTATCTAATATAATGATAAAGATTCATAAAACCTAATTTTTAACATAAAAAAAGCCCTTTCGGGCTAATTCATTTCTTTAATCCATTATCTATCAAATAGAAAAAACTAGACTTAGTTTCATTATTTTTTATCTCTGGATATTGTTGGGAAAGTATATCATATATCTTAAATGCCAAATTTGGCTCGATACTAAAGGAATCCATTTCCTCTTTGATTAATTTTATTAGTTCTGTCTTTTTCATATTATCTTACCATTTAAAATCACTTAATCCATTAACTCTTGTAGCATGTCCAGCACCCCAAGAACTAATTTTTAATTGTTTGCCACCATCAATAAAATCTATATCTAATGGTCTATTTGCGCCACTATCTACTTCGGGTGATGAAATAACTACAGTAAGTCTACCGCCAAAAGCTTCAGATGGGTCAGCATTTTTATAATTAGGCTGCCAATTCCAATATTTAACGGAATATTTAGATATTATATATCTTTTACCGTCAGCAAGCACTTTATATACAGCTGATGAATATGTGTTATCATTATCTGGTAATTGATATCCTATATATATGCTACTTGCCCAAGGATCATCTCCCGACTGCGCCCATATCATAACTTGTTGATTATCAGTTCTGCATTTATCTGTAAATTTCCAATACCCAACCCAAGGTGCATCATTCCTAGCTACTGCTGAATCAGCTAATTGCATTTTAACATTAGGTTTAAGAACCATTTGTTTGTATTGTGTCGTGTCGCTTTTTGAAGTTTTGGGTTTAGGTGTATATTTACCTAATCCTGCTAATACACTATTTACAGTAACTGTTTTACCAGATGTATTTAAAAAGTCTACAGGGGCAACGTTTTCTTCTTCTCCTGATGGCATTTCTGTTTGAGCATTGTTAGGTCTAATATCTGAATTATCTGGCTTTGTGCAAGAAACTAATCCAGATGCTAATACTAAGCAAGTCGCTGCAATGACTAATTTATCTTTTATGCCTTCATCCATAGTTACTTTTCCGTCAGGATTAACTGTTACAATTTTAGTTTTACCTGTTGGTCCTTTTAATTCAACATTCATATCATCAGTTACTTCAATACCAGCCTTTTTTAATGCTTTCATTAATGTATTTTCTGGTATAGAAGTTTCTTTTAAAGAAGATTGTTTATTTGATTTAGTATTAGTAAATACTTCTGGAGAATTTACATTATGATCTGTAACTATTAATAAATCTATATCATTACTGCTAGCTTCCATTTTTGTAATTTTCGTAGCCTTTTGCATAAAGTATGCTTGGATATTTAAAATTATTGAATCATCTACTAGCCCTTTTAATTTACTTAATTCTCGTAAATTAATAACGTCTGATGGTTTTAGATCTGATCGACCTCCGCTATTATAGCAAACAATTGCATATTTTTTACCAGCAACATTTCCAATAAATCCATATCCATTTGTAAATTTATCATTATTGACTCTTTGTATTTTATCATAGATCGTAGATTCCTTTAATACTTTCTTGATCTCTTCTTTGATCAATTGATTAAGTTCTGATTTTTTCATAGTTAAATGTTTATTTTTGTTTTTATTTACATATCCAACAATTAATCAAGCAATTGATCAACGGTAAACCCTAATTTTTTAGCACACTTTTTTAGGGTAATTTGGATTTCTGCGGAATCTTCAGGACCGGCATACTCGGAGTCGTACGTATTTTGACTAGCAAAGAGGTCTAACATGTCAAAGTAGTTTTTGCCTTTTAATTTGATAACCTCTGCTTTTATTTTTTTCTTATCGTTTTCAGCTTTTTCTACTACTCCGTCACCATAACCTTGGTCCGCAGTGTAATCAGCAGTTATATAATCTTGAAGCATTGATAGTAAATCCTCATTACTAACTTCTTTTAATACTTTCTTGATCTCTTCTTTGATCAATATTCCTGCAAGTTTTTGCATTCTGTAGAATTCTTCGTTTAAGATTTGTTTTGACATTTTATATTATTTTATAGTTATCATAGCTAAGTTTCCGTGATGAAAAAAATCATATTTTTTGCCAACTCCATTTTTATTTAAAAAATTAACAAAGTCTTCAGCGGCGATGTTAGAATTAGGCGTTGATCTAAACACAAGATATTCTTTATTACTAATACCAAATTCAGCTTCATATCCACGACCGGCTTTTATTTCAACCTCACCATTAGTACCTTTTTTATTTGTAAAATCATATGTTCCTTCAATGTTTAAAGTGTTTAAAAATTTAAAGAAATCTTCAATTGTTTTACTGTCCCAAAATTTAGGTGATTCTTTTAATACTTTCTTGATCTCTTCTTTGATCAATAGTTTTAGTTCTGTGTATTTCATTTATTGTTATTTAATATAATTATACGATAGCCAGCTTTTTCAGGTATTTAAATATCATATCCTTAAATGCTGAAATATTATAATACTTATTAGTTAATTCTTTCCCTATACCTTCAATACCTTCTGAATACTTATCATAATTCTCCATTCTATCTTTTATATATTCTATTAAATCATTATAATGTAGAGTGTATGTCGAATAATCTTTAGTCCATTCACTTGGATATCTCCATTTATCAGGTACTATATGAGTAAAATTTAATCTATCAGGTACTATTGGTATACATTTATTTATTATTGCTTCATAGGCCGAAGTTGTTGATGAATCTATTTGATCTGCCGAAAATATATATTTTGCAGCAGCCAAGGTTCCGTAATATTGTTCTTCATTTAAAGCTCGTTCATGAACTACAACCCATTCATATTGGGGCAATGCTCTTTGAAGTTCTTTAAATATAATAAGTTGGTTTGACTCCTTTGCTCTATCCGGAAATACAATCATATTTCTTTTAGGGACATCCTTAAATTCATTAGCATATTCTACAGCTCGCTCCATAGGAGGGCCTGCAAAAGAAATTTTATCTTGGGCATTAATCATATTCTTCATTCCAAGTGTTTTGAAATGACTTGATTTTATCATATTAAAATGATATTCATTATCAAAATAATTGTTATCGATTGCAGATACTAATGCTCGCTCAATATTCTTTAACCATGTACGTTTTTGAGACCAATAAAGATAATGAGTTTTATTAAAACTACCATTTTGCCAAAATCCATGAATATATATTTGCTTTTGATATGCGACAGATAAATATTTAAGTTGAAATATAGCAGGATTCCAAGCATCCATAAATACAAAGATATCATTATCTCGGACTTTACCAGTACTAAATAACTCAGTAAATTGATTAGTACAGAATGCTTGATGATCTATAATCGATTTAAACGTTAAAGGGCTATCATCAATAAGAGATAGCCCATTTAATTCTATTCCGTATATAGTAGATACTTTACAATTTAATCCATTCTGAAGTATATAATCTGATATAGCATCTTCTAATTCGCGTTGCCAAATTTTTAGATATTTAAAGTCGATTGTATTAGAGTCGATGATAAAAATCGTTTTCATTATATTATTTCTACGCGCGCTCCATTTTCGTTATCTTCCCAACATTCAACCCATTCACACTCAAATTCATTCAAAAGCTCTTTAGCTAACATTTCACAAGATTTAGCACCGAACTCATGTGTTCTAGTACCATAATCATAATATGTTTCTAAAAGGTATTCTAATACATCTCTTTTGAACATCAAAAATTCTATATCCCGATCATCATGAAATACTTCTTTTGATAGGGTAAAATGAAACATGTGTCTGTGTCTATCTGCTAGGAAATCTACTTCAGGAAATAAATCTGCTGCTAAAGGAAAGTTATGGCAAGCATCTATTGATAACTTGACCATAACTGTTGTTTTTAATTCTTTCATACTTTAATATAATAAATACTCTTTAGAATTCAAAGAATTTTTTTGTGTTATTATTATTTGGTACCGAACCCCAACCCAATGCTGAGAAAAAGTCATCCAATTTATTTTTCAAAGAAGACTCAAAGATACCATTATAATCAACGTTCTCTTTAACTATAGATAATATCTCCAAAGGATCATTATAGCCCGTTAAAGCACAGGTTTCAATGCCTAATTGGTTGGGTTTTAGGTATGTCCATTTAATTTTATCGCCATCTTTAATAGGAGCCATATAATTAACTTTAAAATGCTCTAATAAATCGTTAAAGTTTGCTGCGGATTTAGCATGGGCTGTCATTCCTTTTGGTCTAGTTTTAAATATCGATCCAGTTTTCTTACAAGGATATTTACTTAATTCTTTAATGCCGGAAGTAACCATAATATCATATATTTCCAAATCAGGCATCGATTCCTTCAATTCAAATATCTTATCTACAATTTCTTGCTTCTCTGCTTTATTAAGAATGTCAACTAATATACCAGACATAAATCCTCTAAATGCTTTTGGGAAAGATGATCTTACTACATCTAATCCTTTTACATCTAATTTATATTCTTTCTTACCATTGGTTATTTGAGATATAGAAGTTCCTTTTTCAGATATAATTTTTTGAGCATATCTTTTCTTAGCAATCCACATAGCTGTTTCAGATACATATTCCTGTTTCGTTAAAAAATGATGTTCTTTACAATTAAATGCTAATAACGAAAATTCATCAAACGTAGAATTAATAAATGATTCACATGCTACCGCTAACTTAAATGTCATACCCGCACATTCTTCTTTCGTAAATATTTTACCTTGGGCTTTCTGTAATTTTCTTATTAAAGGCATTGCAGATAAGAAACAAGAATCTGTATCAACATATAATACATAATCAATACCTGATGTACCCATCTTATCATTAAGCCATTTATTTACTACATTTGTTTTATGCATAATAACTGCCTTACCTCCTAAGGTTGTACCCTCTGCATTATCAATATCAAAGAATCTAAATCCTGCATTACCTAAAACACCATATAATGAGTTTGAGATAATTTTCATAGTTAATTGTCTTGCATCAAAGAATCTATACATCTTCTCATCTCCACTTTCACCATATTTTTTTGCAAGCTGACGATATTCTGTTCTTTCTGAATCCCATTTCTCTAAAATAGAAGGAACTAATCCTTTTGCTTTAAGATCATATACAACTCCAACTGCTGAGATAGAAAAATTATTAGATATTAAGAATTCTCTAAGCTCACCGCCTTTCCATGATTTATTTTTATATTTATAAACTTGGTCAGGATCATTTGACATAAACTTGTTATGATCCCAATTCTCAATCTTACATACTTTAGTTTCTGGAGAAATATTTATTGTTCTTTGACAACTAGGATATAGTGCCTTTAAATCCAAATCAAATACCCATTCGTATAATCCTGGTTTAGGATCTTTTACAAATGCTCCTTCAAAAGCATTATCTCCTGTAGGTTCATCATCATCATCCTTTTCTTCCCTTACAGGTTTATTAGTTGCGATAATTCCCAAACGAGATAAGTAAGTTAAACAGGCTCCGTCAAGATATCTAGTTGCTGCAAATACATCTTCATATGGAACATGTCCTTTATGAGCAATGTTTCTTGCAAGAGTAATAAAATCTAACTTATCATTAAGATCAACAATAAGCTGAACGTCATTAATGTTATACTCAATAAACTTATCTAGATCTTCTTTATATAAATCATCTAAATTACCTTCGTATTGAATCTTACCTCTTCCCAATTCTTTTTGAGAGATAAATTCCAACGCATATGAAGGTTCTTCATTATAAGTAAATGCTCTATACAAATACATATAATCTAATGAAGTTACTCCTGCAATATCAATCTTATCTTTCTTGTATGCTTTACTAACTACTCCAACTGGACTTAATTGTTTAGCAACACTTCCACCTAATAGTTTTTTAGCTCTGTTATAAACATAAGGAATATCAAATCCATCTATATTCCATCCAGTTAAGATATCGGGTTGAATCTTTAAATATAATTCATAGAATCTTTGTAATAATCCTGATTCTGATGAAAATACCTCTAAAGTATATTTTGAATTATGTCTGTCGGCTACCGTATTGGTTCTGTCAACTAATAATACATTCCATTCTTTAGATTTATCATCATACAATGCAATTGAAGTAATTTCGTTTGAAGCCTCCCAAGGAGTAGAATAACCATCTCCTTTTGCAACCTCGATATCAAAATATAAAGTAGTTACATTTTCTGCAATATCATCTGTATCACCATAGTTATCGATTAAGGTTCTTACCTCTGCTTTAACATCTGATTCATAAATAATACCTCTTTGTTCGTCTGCAGCATCCCAAGTAAATACTTTCTCTACACGATTACCATCTAAAGCAGTAAACTTTCCATTAGGGGCTTTGATATAAGCATATTTCTTATACTTAAAATTAAGACGACCTTTTTTATCATCCCAAACAATTACTTCATTTTGTTCTCTGTTATAATATACGTTCTTATACATTTATTTTAGATTCTTAACAAAGTTATAAAATTCATCTCTTACTGCAGGTTCTTCTTTAAATGCTCCTGTTAGTTTTGATGTTATCATTGTCGAATCATGCTGTATACCTCTTAAACAAGCACATTGATGATTTGCTTGAATCATAACTGCAACACCTAAATTACCTTCGCAAGTTTTATCCAAATAATCAACTATTTGCATATTTAAATTTTCTTGGACTTGAGGCATTCTGCAAAAATAATCAACTACTCTATTTAATTTACTTAATCCAATTACTTTACCATCTGGCGCAGGTAAATAAGCAACAAATGCTTTACCTGTAAAAGGAAGATGATGATGACTGCAAATTGATTTTACATCTATATTGCCTTGAAACACCATTCCATCATACTTATCTGTATTTGAAAATGCTGTAATAGAAGGGGGAGTATTGAATCTAGATTTAATTAAATCATTAACAAAGCTCTTAGATACCCTTCTAGGAGTATCCATTTCATGTGGGTTATTATCAGGATCTAGTCCTAATGTCTTCATAAAATTATAGTAATGCTTACTAGCCTCATCTATAATTACTTCTTTTTCTTCTGTTGTATATTGTTTGAAATCTTTCATGTTATTTAATTGTTTAAAATGGTAAATCATCGTCATCATATTTAGATGTAGTATATGAAGGTTCTTCTTCGATTTTGACATCTGCTGTTTCTTGCCAATTAGTTTCAATATGTATTGCATCTAAATCTAACGGTCTTCCTGAATCAATTGAAAGAAAATTAAGATATGCTGTAGTATATATTCCAGATACCTTTGAATATTCTTTAAGCTGAGAATTATATTTTATATAATATCCGGGAGTAATTACTGCATTGAACTTAAGATTTAAAATATCGTTTCTATTAAAATCTTTCGTCAATAAATACTTTTCTATAGTGCTTTCAAATACACTTGCCGGAAGATAAAACGTTTGAGCAAGATCTTCAAACTTAATCATATATGATATATCTAAATTAGCATAAGTATTATTAGCTTTTGTTATCTTTCTAATATCTGAAATAACAAGATTCTTATGTGTGAATGGTATTTTAGTTTTCATATTATTTAGATGTCGTTAATAAGTGTTTACATAATTCGGACTCGTGCCAAATATTTAATTCAAATTCAGGATTATTAGCTACTATCCAAGCTTCTGTTCTTCTTCCTAAATCACTCTTCTCAACAATACCATAATTAGTGCTACCACTATAATACATATCTTTAATTGTATTATCTAATACTTCAACTGCTGAATCTACATCAAAAGGAACATACATTCTATTTGCTGGGACTTGTTCTGGAAATCCTCTAAAATTAGGATATACTACATCAATACCAAATGCTGTACCTTCTACTATTGTAAATGATACCCAATCTTGTAAAGATGAATTAAATAAAATCATATTAGATGCCAATTCTTCATAATACTCTTCTTTAGAAAGACCTTCCATTAATTTAAATCTAGGTTCTTCTGCAGCATATAATCTAAAAGCATCCATTACTCCAGGAAGTGAACTTCTTAATACTTTTCCTGATGTAGTTATGTGCCATTCAAAATCCGGATTATTTTTTAAGAATACCTTTGCTACCTCAAGCATAAAGAATGGATTTTTTTCTTTATCCAATCTAGATGAAAACATAACCACGTTCTTTTTAGATTCGCTTGCTTTTTCTTTCCAATTAGGAACTTTGCTTCTTATTTCTTCTTCCGAAACAGGCATTGATACAACATGTATTGGACAAGTATAACCATCTTGACGCAAAAGATCTCTATGTAAAGTACTTCCTACAAACATACCACTTAAACGTGCATCTAGCCCCAATTCGTAATGTCTCATCCACTTTCTCATATCAAAGGTAAAATCATATTCATCAGAAGATTGAGCCCAATTACGAGCATAAAACTTAATATTTTTATAACCGTATAAATCTAAGGCGTAAAATAAGCTTTCAATACCAGGAGTCCAAAAGTCTTGCAAAAATACAATATCACCATCTTTTACGATATCTTTATTAAGCATATCTAAAAAGTTAGCACATTGACTCATTGCATACTTACCTCTACCTACAGCATCTAATACTGCTCCAACTTTAATTTCCTGATCTTCATTAAATTCGCCAGGAACATCGATAAAATTAATTTTATCACTTTGTAATGCGAATGCATCTGGCATCCATTTTGTTGACAACTGATATGTATATCTAGCTTTGTATGGCTCTAAGCCAAAGTAGAATACGTTGCATTTTTCATTCATTTCTTTCATAACATTAATATAAGTATTAATTTTCAAATTACCAAATTTATCTTATCACCATTAATAATTCTGACTCTCTTAATATAAGATAAGATTTGCCATTCATTTTAATATCTTGTCCTTGATGATAAGGAGGGACTACTACTTTATCTCCTACTTTTACTGTCATAGGAATTGCTATACCACTTTGGGTATAAAGACCATCTCCTACTGCAACTACGGTAGTGTATTTAACATCTTCTGTTGCGGCTGTTTCTGGAATAAAGATTCCTGATTCCGTTTTCTTTTCTTCATGTTTCGGTGCAGCTTCTACTAACACTCTGTCGCCTAACGGCTTCGCTAATTGCGCATTTTCTTCGTTGTTTGTCATTTTATTATTGATTGTTAAAATTGTTATTTTTTAAATAAATAAAATCGCCTAAATCCTTTAGTCGGTTATATTTTCTTTTTGCATCTATTGTTTCTTCAATTGGCGCAATTGGGTAGTAATAGTCTTTATATTTATAAAATAAATCATTGCCATGAATATTAGTATTATATGATATAAGGATATTTAAAAACATTCCATCTTTTTTAAATTTAAAGTTATATCGATTATCATCATACATACCAAGGTTTGTATTATAATTAAATGGTTCTAGTAATTGCAAATATTCTTCTTGTTCTAATGAAGGGAAAGATATAATAATATCTAAATCATCCGGCGTCCTGGGAATCTTTAATCCATGTAATTCTAATGCCATTGAACCTCCAATTCGGCAATTATTTCCTGTAGTAGCCAATTGATTTAGTTTAGTTATGATTGGCTCAAATGTGTCTAAGTGTTTATTTAATAATTTCATTTTATTTAATTTTAGCTATATATAGTCCTGATTTACCCATAAATTTACTAGTATCCCAATAGTATCCAATACTATTTAATAAAGATTCATTACCATGTAATATAGAGGCATAAATACTTAATTTCTTTTTAGATTCAATATCATTCTTACCAGAAGGTATTATAGTAACTACATCTGGATTATTTTGCTTAATCCATTCTAAGGTTGATTTAACTACTATTCCTAGTATATTGGCCAATGTATTATAATCCGTTTTATATTTTTGGATTGTAGAATCTTCAATATCAAATCCAATATTATAATATGTATTAGGATTGAATTTATTATATAGAATGGATCCTCGCTGAAACATTATTTTGCTGACATGACTAAATCGCTCTACTTTTACTCCAACATCTAAATCTTTAACTTTAAATCTAACATCTTGATCTAATTTTAAAGTAATGGGTGTCGAATTTTCAAAATCAATAGACTCTGCTAATTGATTATAGAGAGTGTTATATTTTATTTTATTAATACTCATAACTTATTTGTTTATTTATTTACTTAAATTTAATTTAGATTGTAACTCGTAAAATTTAGGAGCCGTCTTTTTTATATTTTTAATCTTACTAAATATATCATTAGGGTTTGCTATGAATATATTACTAGGAGTAAATTTATTATCTACTAATATAAATTCTTCTTCATCAAATTCAGATACAGCTCTCGTGAATTCGGTATTAAATAATAAGTTTGGATTGATTAAATCTATTTCTGATATAATAGGAAATGTGTTAGTACTAATTAATTTATTAATATCTTTAGAATTTACCTTACTAAAAAGTTCAGCTTGTTGATATGAATTACTAAAACTAAGATACCCGGTAGATCCTTTTGATTGTATAGTTATGTCTGGTGATTCAATAATATATACATTAAAGTTATAAAATTTAATATCACTTTCAAGTAATATGTCTATATCAATAGTTGTACCTCTATATGCTGACGAATATCTAGACATAGTTGGATCTAAAATATTTGGAAATTTTGATTTGAGCTGTAATAGTTTATTTAATACATCAACATCAATAGTCTTTTCAACATTATCTGAAAAATATTTATTTAATGCTTTTAAAAAAATCTTCTCATCATTTGAATTTGGTTCTTTCTTTGAAATAAGTGATTTGATATGCTGTTTATTAACTATACTTTTATCATTAGGATCGCTAAACAAATAAGTACCATACTCAAATTCTTTTAATAAATCAATTAATTTAATCATAATTATATTTTATTATAAATATTATTTTATATTCATAACTTATACATTTAATAGTTCATTTTTTAATTGAAGGCAATATTCATAATCTTCAATACTAGTTGCCTCTTGTAATTCTTGACCTAACCATTCTTTTTTAGTAAGAGGGGCGCCTAATCTAATAAATAAATCAGCAATATAGTTATCTAACACCGCATTTGAAGTTATTTTCATCTCATATACACTCTTCCAATAGTTAAACACGAATTTATTATATTTTTCTTCTAAAGAAGTATTCATAACTTATACATTTAATGTTTTGTCCCATGCCGAAATGTGCATTCTAGATAATCCTCTTACTTTATATTTCTTGGCCATTTCCATAATGAAATTGGTTCTTTCATGAAACTGAGTTTGTGAATCCATTCCTGGCATTACAACTACATTCTTAAGAGGTATGCTAAATGGTATGATAAAATCACTGAATATTTCTTGGATATCTTCTTCATTACTTATTACAAATTTAAATTGATAATTATTATGTGACATTATTCGTTTAATTGCTTCTGGATTAATACGTTGTTTCTCAGTCATACCTGAGTTAGATAGCTTTGGTGAGCAATTGATTTGATCTAGTATTTTAAACAAATCATCTTCAATTACTATTGTACCATTAGTTTCTATTTCATAATAAGGAGATCTAAGATCATCTATATGTTTTGATAACCAAGCATTAGTAAAAGTAACAATAGCTTCTTGATGTGATTTAATTGTAGGTTCACCACCTGTCCAAATAACATGAATAGTACCACTTAAAATATCATCATATATTTCTTGTTCTTTCCATTGATTGATTAGATATTGAAAGTCTTGCTCAACACCTCTCCATAACCATTGTGAAGTAGAATCACAGGTCCAAGTAGCTTTACCTTCTAATTCTAAATCACCTTTAAAGATCTCTCCATCATCTAGTAATTTTTCTTTTAGGATTTTATTTGCAAATGCCCTCGACATTCCGCAGGTTAAATTGCAATTTGCTAATCTTACAAAGTATGATGGAATACCAGTTGATATTCCTTCTCCTTGTACGCTCATAAAGTCTGATGAAATTAGCAGCTTATTTATTTTATTCATATTCTTTAATCTTCAGGGCCGTTATTAATGTCATCAATTACATCTTGAACTGTTACTATATGTTTTTCTTGGACTCCTGATATTCCGGGAATGTTTGGAGTTACTTTATAAACTGAATTAAGGGTATATAATAAATCATATCCTTCACATTCTTCTTGTCTTTCAACTGTCGATGTATGAAACCATCTATCTGGTCCATCATGAACAAATAATGCTTGATATTTTATAGATGATTCTAAATTAATGGTAGCTCCTTTAATCTTATATCCTGGATTATATCCGTTAGGATGTTCACCATCAAATTTTAAATCCTCCATCTTTTCTAAATCGAAAGATGTCAAGGCATATTTATGAAACTTTATCATGCTTTTTAGTTTTAGTTACGAATTTTAATTCAGGTTCTTTAACTGTCTTAGCAGTTGCTTTAGGAACATATTTCCAATTCTGGAAAATCATCTTCTCAGCTACTACGTCTGATACTCTTCTCACTTCAAAAGTGTTTCTGTTTTGTATTGTTTTCATAATTATTCTGTTGTTTTAACAAGCTTCTTCTCTAATACTATCTATTGCTTTTGATATTGGTGTTAATGTATTATCTTCATAATAGCACGAACTATTTTTGTTATTCTCAAAGCATTCTACTTTAACAACTTTAACTCTACCACCTTCGGTTTTTGAAAATGTATCATTAAACTTATCAAATACTAATTTAGCTGAACTTTCTGCACCGATTCTATCTAAGAATACAGGCTTTGCTAAACCCATTTGACCCATTTGTTCAAATATATCATAGAACGGATCATCTTTTTCAATTAACATAGTATGATCAAACATATCATTCATCCAATCTTTTAATCCATTACGGCTGAATATGCCATAATCAACTATCCAATTCATTTCATCTAATTGTTCTTCTTCTACTCCGTCTTTTGATTCAAACCATACCTTAAATTCTAAGGCATAACCATGTAATAATTGACAATGAGAATGTTTAGCTTTCCATTGTCTAATCGCAACACTATAATTGTCAAAGCGCTTTGTTGATTGATATTTTCTCATATATTTTTATTTTTTATTAATATAATATCTTTATTTCATATTTCCTAATCTTATCTAAAATAAGAGTAAAAGAGCCTGCAGTTGGTATATTTTGCAGGCTCTTATTAATATGTATGTTGTAAATGGATTAACGTTCCATTTCTCTATTACTACGTGCTATATTATCAAGTCTATCTTGTTCTTTATTTGGACGTCTATAAGGCGATACATAATTTGGATGACCCGTGGTATGTTTATCTAATAAACCACCGGTTGAAACAAACTCTTCTGCTGGCATAATTTTCCATCCCGAATTTAATGCATGACTTCCGTATTTTGTTCCGCGATTTTTAAATGCCATTTCTGCTTCTTGCTTCGAAGGATACATACTTATAGCATAATTCTTGTCTTTCATCACCCAATAACCAGCTAATTTAGGGTCTAATGGACCATTTTCTTTTAAAGACATTTTACGTTTTTCTTGCATAGCTGGTGCATTAAAGTTATTTATGGCAACTGCTAATTTTTTGAATTTTTCACCTATAAGGTTGAAATTCATTTTATATATTATACGAGATAATTCTCGTAAAGCAATATCAATGCCTTTCCATTTAGCTTGCTGTTCCGGATTTAAATTTGCAAGACCTGACAACTCATACGTGTCAACTTGTGATTCTTCCATTGTTTCAAATATAGACTCATCATTAGTTTTTACTGCATTTTCTAATGCTTTTATATCTTCTATTGTTTCATCAACCATATAAGGTTCATATAACTTAAGTTTACCGGCTAAAGTATATATTGTCTTTAGTTTTTTATAATCGATAGTATTAATTTCATTTTCTTTTAATACTTCTTTGATGCTCTCTTTTATAAGAGATTTTAATTGTGATATTTTCATGTTGTTATCGTTTATTTTATATATATATATTATGCTTTATCTTTTCTTCCTGAAACTTTTGATCCTAATTGTGAACCTGCTACAAACATATGATCTCCTTTAAATGTTGATATTGCATCAGATAATCTGTGGTCTGGAGTACATTTTAAAGAATTATATACAGAACTAGCTTCTTCTAAATATAGCTTCCTGCTTTTTATTATAATCATACCCCACCATGAAGCGCCTTTAATTTTTGCTTCTAATAATCTGTCAATTTCATTACAAAATTTAACTACTAAATTATGTATTGCTTTATCTCCATTAGTAGTATTTAATAAAGATGTTATTTTTGCGCTAAGATTCTTTATAATAGGCATTTTTGAAGTTTTACTTAACTCAAGTAAATCTTTTATTTGAGCTTCCATTTCAGGGGTTTCTAACTCATTTAAAATAGCATTTATACTTTCTCTAGTTTTAGATTTGTTTAATTTAGCGGATGTAAATAATTGAGCTAAATTTAAAAACGAATTTAAATGTTCTGATGTTAAATCGTCTAAAGTCCCGAAGTCAAATGTTGTTTCTGTATAATCTTTTAAAGATACTGTTTGAGATCCAACTTCCACATCAGGCGTTAATCCTTTTGCCCCTACTACCAAACCTTTAAATACTATAGCAAACCATAATTCTGTTTCATGCCCGTTTTTGATTTTAATCGTACGCTTTAAAATATCATATAATTCGCCTTCAATACCTGATATTGAATATTCTCCAGATTTTAAAGGTTTATTGGTTTTAGAAGTAATTAATCCTTCTAAATCATTTGACATATCACTTAATATAATTTCGTTATATAAAGCATCTAATCCAAATATACTTTGATTTTCTGATAAATATCTTTGTCTAATATATGCATCAAATGCTTGGGACGAGCTAAATATCTCTTCTGAAATTGTATCTTGAACAGGCTCTTCTGGTTCAGTCACTCTTTCTTTCTTTGCATCACGAATCATACCAGAAATATCTTCTTTAGTAAGTGTAATGCGGTCTAATATGTTAGTTAATGATTTCATATCTTATATAATATATATATCTAGTTAATTTTATTTACCGGTACTTCCAAATCCTTTATGACCTCTTTCTGAATCATTTAATTCATTTACTTCTACAAGTTCGATTTCTGGATAAGGTAATATTAATAATTGCCCTATACGATCTCCGACTTTATATTTTAAAGAATCTAATCCATTAGTTTTATTAAATACAAATCGTATTGTTCCACGATAACCACTATCCACTACTCCTACACTATTAGATAGATCTAATTCATAATTGCAAATCGATGATCTTGGAAATATTAACCCTACATGCTCTTCAGGTATTTCGATAGCCAATCCGGTATCATATATAACTTGAAATGTAGTATTTGATACAATACTTACTGCCGTTAAATCTAATCCAGCATCGCCTGGTTTTGAATACTTTGGTATAACGGCATTTTCATTAATCTTTTTTACTTTTATCTTCATTTTCTTTTAATTTATAAAGCCCATACACATTAATTATAATGATAATAATGCTTAGGGCAAGGTGACTATAATTACGTATGGATATATCATATAATATCCACCCGATATCGCCGATTATCCATACGTATATAGCATATTTTAAGTTTCCAATACTATTTAATATAAATCCTATAATGATCATTATAGTGCATATCCATCCAAATA